TGCTGCTCGAACCATGCAAGCGCGGCTGCATCCTGCTCTGCCGTCGTCGGGATATCGACAAAGATCCAATCGCCCGGCGTGAAGTCAACCATGGCGCGGCGCACCCCATGATCCAGGAAGGTGGATGACCAACACACGCCGCTTGTGCCGCGGTCCTCAACGACTAGCTCGACGTGGCTGAAGTCGCCGCGGGTCCACCACTTCACCAGTACACCGAACAGCCCCTTGTAGCCGGGATGACGACCCTTGAAGAACGCAACTCGCATTATGTGATCCCCGCAATGATGGTGTTGACGTTGGAAACAATGTCGTCATGCACTGCCTGAGCGCTCGCTGCGTCGGCTGCGCCCTGAATCGCATACTTGCGCATGCGCTGCGCGCCGATCGACGCGAGTGCGCCGTTAAGCATCGTCGCTTGCGCAAGGATGGTGTCAGCAGCTTGCTTGTTTGTGACGCCGGCCGCCGTCGCGTATCCAGTAACGTAGATGCCTGGATCGCCGACATAGCCGGCGCTCTTGAACGCGGTTGCGGCCTCTTCGCGCTTCTCGTATTCCGCCTGGAATCTCTGCCACGATGCATAGGCGGCTGCGACTTGGCTGTCGATATCGTCGGATAGCCGCTGCTTCATTTCGTCAAGCGTTTCTGCGCCCGGCTGTGTCGCTACGTTGCCGGCCGCGCACCATGCTAGATATTTGTCGTAATCGGCATTTCCAGGGCATACCGGGATAAATACACCGTCCGAACGCTGCACTAGCCCTTGCTGCGTGATCGAGTATGTAAGCATTAGAGTTCTGCGCTCGCGGTGTAGTTAAATGTAAAATCGACCGGCCCATTTCCGCCTGCGTTCGCCCCGATCATCACCGAATTTGAATACACGTTGTACACGATGAAATTTGACGCATTATTCGCGTTGCTAACCGATATGCCAACGGTAGGGATTACGCGTTTCCATGAGACAAAACTCAGAACAAGCGACGCGACTACGCCCGCCGTTTCATAGGCGTAGCAACGCGACGTGCCCGCCTCGAAATAGCGCTGACACAGCATTAGTTCATGGCCTACGCTGCGCCACTCGAACGGTGTCGCCACCGTTCCCGCCTCGACTTGGATTAGCGTCGCGGCGATTGTCGCGCCTACGGTCGTCCCCCAATTGATCGTTCCGTTAGCCGTAATGTAATTCCCGTTTTGCCAGCTATTTAGCGTTGCCGTCTTGTACGTTCCGGCGCTCAACGCGCCGATCCATAGGCTGAGACCGGCCCCCGTAGTGCGCGGGATATTGGCGGCTAGCGGGATTGCAGGCACGAGAATTACATATCGCTGCGCTACGTTAGCGGTAGTGACGTTAATCGACGTGATATACGAGTAAGAGCCGGTCGCGTCTCGAATCGCAACGCTATAGCCCCCGACTTGCGAAGCCACGAAAACAAAGCTAACCGCGATCGGGGAGCCGAGCAAATCATAAGAGTTAAGCCCCTCGATTTGCTGCTCGATTCCAGTCCAGAATTTAGTCCCCGAGTTGTCGGTCATCGCCGTATTGACCTGTTGCAAGACGCAGTTGTAAGTCTTGCCTCCGTAGGAAAGCGTCGATTGGTACTGCGAGAAGGAACCGCCCGCGCTGTTGGCGCAATTGAATCGGTCGGGACCGGCGAAGCCACCGTCTCCGTTATTAAATGCCGCTGCCGGTCGCTGCGTGATAGTGCATGCGCCGTTAATGATCCGGTTGCGGCCGGAGAAAGGGGCCATTGCCGCCGCTACAAATGCGGTCGATGCAGCGTTATCCGAACTGTCGCCCGGCGTGCGCGTGGGGACGCCAACATTGCCGGTGAAGGCCGGGTTGTTGGTAGGCTGAACGGACAGCGCCGTACGCGCAGCAGCCTTGTCCAAGAGGTCGGTCAGGTTGTTGCCCCTCACCAACGCATTTGCGAGCGTAGCTGCCGCGTTTGCTGCGCTCGTCTCGGCTTGGCCTGCGTAATACTTTGCCGAATAGTCGATGCCTGCCACAAGGCCCGCTGCTTGAGACGCCCACGCCTGCGCCAGCGTGTTCCATCCCGAAGCATTCGTTGCAGACGTCGCAGCGCTGCCCGCGCTGGTGCTTGCGTTTCCAGCGTACGTCGATGCCTGCGCAGCGTAGTATTTCGCCGAGTAGTCGATGCCTCCGACCAAGCCGGCGGCAGTCGCCCACTGCTGCGCGGCCCCTGCGCTCGTCGACGCCTGCGCAGCGCTGTCGGACGAATGGCCGGCACTGATCGCCGCATCCGATGCGCTCTGCCCCGCGTTGGTCTCGCTCGCCGCTGCCGCATCGGCGCTCGCATCGGCTGCTACCTCGCTATTGTGCGCGGCGCTCGCGCTCGACGCAGATGCCTGATTGCTGAGTTCCGATGCGGCTGCGCTGTTCGCCGATGCCGTGGCGCTGGCGCCGGCATCAACCGAACTGTTCGCCGCCTCGAGCGCCGATTCTGCCGCTGCAATGGCCGATGCCGATGCGCTGTCGGCAAGCGCTTCAGGGTCGCCGCTCGCGCGCCGGTCCGCGAGGATGCTCAGAACGATAATCTGCTCGTTCACGCGGCCGGCGGCAGTCGTCACGGTCAGTTTCACCGTGTAGCGCATCCCGCCAATGCCGCCCTGCAGCCACGCTTTCACAATTGCGCCGGTCGCGTCGATCTGCGTTCCGGCAATGGCGACAGACGGGTCTTGCGGCGACACCGATGCCACGACGCTGAGAATCGTGTCCGTCGGCGACAGCCAGCGCGTGTACGTGAAGTCGTAGTCAAGCTGCTCGTCCTGCTTCTTCGCGATGGTCGCGATCAGCGGCGTAGCATCAGGCGGTACCAGAATGACGCGTGAGCGCGGCGCGTCAACGAACGTGGCGGGAATCGGCGGGTATGGCATTGGCGATTACATGAATTGCGCACGCGAACCGACGCGCGCGCGTTGTTGGCCGCTGATTACCTGCGACTTCAGGCTGTCGATATCTGCGTCGAACGCCATCTTCCTCGCCTGCGCGAGATTGGGATTGCTGTACGGCTTGCCCGGAAGCATGAGGATGCGGGCGAGCGCGCCGCTCGCGATCGTCTCGCGGTGCTGATCTGCGATGAAGTCGGGAACCTGCTCCGCGTCCTGGCTCAGTTCAAGCGTTACCCATGTGCGCACGGTGCCCGCGCATGCAGGGACAAGCGTGATGGTTCCGCGGTCGATCTGCGTGTACCACTTGGCATTTCCGGACGGGTCCGCGCTGCGCCAGTTAGGCACGTAGCTATCGAGCCATTGCGTCGATATCGGATCCAGCTTGATGCCGTTGAAGTCGATGCGCTCAATGTCGAGCAAGAGCGCACCGTACGGCGCCGCGATAGCCTGCGAATCAGCCGTCGAAACGTCGAATGTCTCGTCGAATCGCCAAAGGCGCGTGCGGCGACAGAATTCAGCCACCGTATCGCGGATCGCGTCGAGCGCCGTGGGCTCAGACACACCCGTTGCACTCGGCATGATCTTGGGAAGGAATACGTCCAGGTCACGCATGCGTTACACCCCTGCCGTTTGCGCTGCCTGCGCTGCCTGCTGCGGTTGACCGAGCGCGCCGACGAACGCGGAATAGTGCGCAGCCGCGAGGTTCCCGCTTGCGTCCTCGCTCTCTCGCGACAGCGCGCGATAGAGAACGAACGAGACGACCGCGCTTATGTATTGGTCCTTGACGGGAAGAACTGCGTCCTTATCCGTAACCGGAGTCGGGCTCTGGCAGTCAACCACTTCCACCTTCACGCCATCGACAGCCGGCGGATAGACGAAGAAATGGAGCGGGTCCGTATCCGGGTCATAGATGACGTGCTTGATGCGCGTCGAAGCGCGCGACATATGCCAATCGGGCGCTTGGGCGTCGAGTTCCCCGCGCAGCGCCGGCTGGATCGAGTAGCCCGGCGTGACGCCGTCGCTCGCCATGTTCCTGGTCATGTCGATCAGGCGAATCGAATCGGGCGGGATAGCCTGCCGCGTGCCTGCCACCAGCGTCCATACGCCAGTGCGCGACAGCGCGACAGGTTTCCGCGTGGCGATCTCGCGCAAAGCGTCGGTGATCCACAGCAGCAGTTCATCAAGCGTCCAGCGCACTTGCGCGTCGTCGTTGAGAACCTTGCCGGTGCGGGTCAGGACGTCTTGCGCGGTGATCGTCATTACTGGCCTTTCTTCAGTTCTTCATCGATCTTTGCAGCGGTCCACTTGCCATGCGGCATGCGGCCAAACTTTTCCTTGTACTGCTCGGCCAGCAGGCGGCGCAGTTCGGAATGGTCCTCGACCGGCTCACCGTCGTCGGATTCAAGCGTGCCGCCTTGCTGTTCGCTGCCCTGCGGCTTATCGGTCGGCGCGGGAGGCGGGGTCCACGGAGCATTGCCGGTGGACAGAGCGGGATCGACCGGCGGCGTTTGGATAGTCGGCTCGGGGATCGGTGCGGCTGCAGGCTTCGGCGCAGCCGGCGTATCGGCCACTACGCGATACGCTTCCGGGATCGACAGCAGACGCGAGATATGCGCCTCGTCGGTGACTTCCGCGACATGGCGGCCATCGGCCTGCGGTGCGAAGTGGTAGTGCGTGCCGCGCAATTCGATGTGCGTGCCGCCTTCCCGTTTCAAGATGCACTGGATTTTCATGGTGGATTTGTCCTCTGCTACTGCTGTTATGAACAGAGGGGCGCGCGGCCCCTCTCGTACTGACGATCCGCGGTGCCTTACGGCTGGATCATCCACACACCGACTGCGATACGGCCAGTCGTTGCGCCCGTTGCAGGCGCCGTGTTCACTTTCACGCCGATCGAGCGATCGGTAGCTGCGGTCGCGATGCGGAAACCGGCTTGTTTGGTCATGCGCGTAACGCCGCCGGCCTGCGCCGTGGTGTCAGCTGCAAACAGTTCGGTACCGACCGTGCGCGCGCCGTCGACGACGCCCGGCGTGCCCGACATGAGGCCGACGTCCAGCTTGATAGCCGGCGCGGCGTTCGTGTCGAGATCGTCGGTGTCGAGATAGGCGTCAACGATGGTGGTTTCCGCCGGCAAGATTCCGAGTTCGAGAATGTCGCCGAGCGCCAGCGCTGCGGCGATATCCAGATAGAAGCGCTGGAATACGACGTCGCCGGCAGAATCCGGCGAAACGACTTGACGCGCGCCTACTGCGGTGCGCGATTGAAGGAATGCGGGCATGTATGGCTCCGATATTCAGTGTTTCAGAAGGAAGGACCGGCGCTAACCGGCCCTCTACCGCTCGACGCTTACGAGTTCGGATCCTTCGCGTACGTGTCGATCGCGATCACGCCGAAGTCCTTGCCGTTGAACTGCGTCTTTTTGATGCCGCCGATGAAGCCCGAAGCAACCGTCGGCTCATTGCCGTAGTCCTTCGTTTCTTCTTGCCAGTCGAAGCGCAGACCGCCCTTCGAACCGTATGCGACGACAGCAGCCTGACGGCCCATGTACAGCGCGCGCGCTGCGGGCAGGTTTGCGCCTGCGCCGTAGTCGCTGAAGCGGATCACGTTGCGATGCGAGTGCAGGATCGTGTTACCGACCATGCCCAAGCCGCCCTTGAAGATCGGGTTGTTACGACCTTCAGCAGCCGCAGCGGCCTTCTGGATTTCCAGCCAGCCAGCCGCGTCGGCTGTACGCATCGAGTGCTCCTGGAACACCGACATGAGACACACGTACGAATCGTTGCCACCTTCGACCGATGCCGGGACCATGTTTGCCGTGTCCGGATTCATGGCCTGCATCATCGAAGCCTTCACGTTCGCGCGCTCGATAACGATGCGGCTCATGGTGTCGGTCGCTGCGAGCGATGCCTTGCTCGTAGCTGCGCCGCCGTACAGCAAGTGGTCGACGTCCGGAGCGTTGAACGGGTTGTTGGCGAAGCCGGTGTAGGCCGGGCCTTCGATGAAGTCGGCATTCACGCCGCGTGCGCCCGACAGGTACATGAACACCAGTTCGTCGAACAGGCGGCTGAAGTAGTCGCCAAGGCGGTCACGCGCCACGGCACGGAGATCGTGCGACGTGCGCTTGCGGGTCATGCGGCCGCCGGCCGATGCGGACTTACGGACCTGGTCGATTGCAACCTCGTCCGTGAAGAACTTCAACTGTTCTTCCTTGCCTTCCAGGCGCTTGTCGCCGTAGGTCGGCTCGCCGCGCATCTGCACGCACAGGTCGAACGAGATACGGTCGCCCGAATCGCTTTCGAGATCGGTCTTGCGCTGGATGATCGCGTTGTCATCGGTGCCGATGAACTTGCCTTCGAAGTACGACTTCTTGACGACGTCGACCGCCAGGTTAGCGGACCACTTCTTTTGGGCTTTTACGTCGCCAAAGGCGACGACTGTTTGAGACATACGGAGTGCTCCATGAATGGATTGTCGAATTCACGTCGCACTCCTGCGCTACGTTGGTCGGATTTTCGCTGTGTCGGTGCTAAATTGCAACCATCACACGCAAAATGTTTCCAGCTTTACGCAACTTCTTACGGCTTTACGCCAAGTCCATACGATGCCGCGACATTGGCGGGCGTCGCCGGCTGCACGCGCTTGATGGGGACCGACTTCGGCGCCTGAAACGATAGGCGCGCGATTTGGCCGGATTTTTCCTCGAGCGTCACGACGATATCGTCTCCGATCGTGACGCTCTCGTTCGGCTTCAGGTCAATTTTCAGCACAGTCGGTCCCTTGGTTTTACTGGAAGGCGGCGATACGCTCGCCAAGCACGCGCGAGTATTCAGTCATTGCCGCGTGCTGCGACGACATGCGCGCGCGCTCGGCTTCCGGCAGGCCCGCGAACACGGCCGTGCCGAAGAACGCACCGAGAGCGGCGATCTTCGTGTCAAGCTCGGCCTTTTCGTTCTCGACACGCTGCTGGAAGGTGGTGACGACCGGCGGCACCGGGTTAGCGGCTTCGTGCAGGCGTTGCTTGAGCAAGTAGCCTTCGAGCGGCCAAATCTTCTGCACAGCATTGGCGCGCGCCACTTTGCGCCCGATCTCTGCGTCAAAGTTTTCCGGACTGGCGCACGCACTTTCGCCGGTCACTGTGAAGCCGTTGCGCAACACCAGCACGCAGAACGTCAGCAGGTTGAGCGGTTCGGTCGAACTGTTTTCAACGCCGTCTGCTACCGATGCGCCGTAGACGCCTTCCGCTGCCGTGAAATAGTGCGTCTCAGCGATAGCTGCTTCGATGCTTGCCGGCGTGACGCGCGGCGCCGTCTTGCCCTTCGCTTGAATTTCCTGCTCGATCTGGTTGTCGTTCATGATTCCATCGCCTAAGTAATTGAAATTGCTCCATAACTCGAATCTGAGTTTTGGGCCTTTCCTTATTGCGCGCAGTATGCGTCGCGCTCTGCCTTGGTCATCTTCGCCAGCGCGTTCTCATACGCGATCGGGTCGGTTTCCAGCAGGCGATCGAGCGCGGCGTATTTGTTGCCGCTTGTGTCGGCGGACTCGGCGGCCGGCACCTTGCGCAGCGTCGGCGGCAACTCAGGCTGCTTGCGGCCTTTGTTCGCTGCATCGGCGGGCTTTGGGTCAGCCGGCTTTGCCGCCGGAACGCCGAATGCGCTCGAGACTGCCTCATGCGCCTTGTCGAGAATCTGACGGAAGCTCAAGTTCTTGGCAGACTCTTCGCTCGCGACGCGCTTTACCTCGCTGTCGAGCGCACGATAGAGAACAGGGTTCTTCTTGTACGAATCGTTGGCGGCCAGAAAGCCGGAAACGGTCGTCTCCCATTCGTTCTTCGCCTGCTGCTGCGTCAACTCCGCGGCGAGCGTGGCCTTGTCCACAGCGCGCTCGATCTTGCGTTCTTCGGCATTGAGCGAATCCTTGGCGCCGTCGTACTCTTCGAACGTGATATCGCCGTCGTCGTACTGCTTGCGCAGCTCGGCGCGCTTGTCGGCGATCTGCTTTAGCCGCGCCTCGGCATCAGCCGGCGCTTCGGCGACGAGAACGGGACGCGGTTGGCCTTCTGCATCTGCGCCCTCGCCTGCACCTTCGCCCGCTCCTGCGCCATCGCCAGCGCCATTACCGTCTCCTGCTGCACCGGCTCCGTCGGCTGCGCCCGCTCCACTTCCGGCGCCGCTGCCAGCATCGCCCGCGCTACCGGCGGCATCCGATCCAGCCGCGTCAGCACCGGCTCCAGCAGCATTGCCCGCTCCGTCTCCGGAAGCGCCTGCGCCAGCATCGCCGCCCGCGCCACTCCCGTCCCCAGCACCACTACCAGCACCTTCGCCATTGACCTCGTCTCCGTTGTCGTCGAGCGCCAGCGCGGCGCGTTCTTCTTCAGTCAGTCCGTCGTTCAGATTCATTGTGGTTGTCCTTGCATGGGTTGCATTTGAGGCGGCGGCATTCCGTTTAGTGCCGCACCATTCGGCACCATAGGCTGTCCGCCATTACCTGGCTGGGGTTGCTGCTGCGGTTGCTGCGTCGGCGGCTGCTCGAGCAAAGGAAGGCCACCGCCGGGGCCATTCCAGCCAGATTCGTGAAGGATCGCGTCTGCCACGCTTGCCGTAGCCGGCGCGACGATTGCGATTTGCGCGGCCTGCGTGGCGAGCAACGTCGATTGAACGTTCTCCTGCACGGTCAGCCGGCGAACTTGATCGGCTTCGGCCTTGAGTTTGTCGGCCTTGGCCTGCTTTTCGTCCAATTCTGCCTGCGCCATATTGCGCTGCATCTGCTGCGCTTCGGCCTGCGCCTGTTGCGCGGCCTGCTGCTCCGGGCTCGGCTCGGTTGCATCCGGATCGCTCATGCCGTTGACCTGGCGAATGCGCGCCACGATCGCCTCGCGGTTCGGAATGTCCATCAGTTCGACGAACAGGTCGAGCATGACCAGTGCGACTTGCGGCGGCATCTTGACCATCAACTCGCCAAGCTGCTCGGCCTGCGCCTGACGCATCGACGCATTCCATGTCGCCTCGTCTACGATGAAGTCGGCCTTCGTGCGCGTAATGTCGTTCTCGGGCAGTCCGTCGTTGACCGTCATGTATGACGCGACGCCGCGCTTGTTCGTGATGCGGAAGTCTTTTTCGTCGGTGAACCACTGTTCGATCAGCGATAGCTGCGTCTCGCCCTGGATCTGCACCGCG